GCATTAGCTTTGGAGATGGTGCAAAATCTACCAGAGATATTTAATACGACGAACAAACGTAATCTATCGCAGATGTGGGCATTTAAATATGAGTCTAAGTGTCCCGGCATTGATATACATGCAGACTTTGCTGCTGTCAATGTGAACTTCTGGATTACACCTACAGAAGCAAATGCAGATTACGACAAAGAAAAAGACATTGGTAAAACAGGAGGTATGTGGATTTGGGATGCAGGTGCTCCTCCTGATTGGAACTTTAATAGATATAACGGTGACGATAAGAATGAAGTTATGGAATATCTAGATAAGCAGCAGTCAAAGGCTGTCTATATTCCTTACAAGTACAATAGGTGTGTTATGTTTGATTCTAATCTGTTTCATAAGACAGCAGATGTAAACTTTCTTCCGGGGTTTGACAATAAAAGAATAAATGTAACGATGCTATTTGGGCAACGTGAAAATACTGGAGTGGAGCCACAGGATATGTTAGAAGCTGAGAACCTACGAAAAATGACTTCTCAATCTATTTTAGAAACCTTTGATTTAGAAACAGGTAAAGTTAAATCTGTAATGGAAGAGGTTGCGTAATGGCTGTTACCGCTGCCCAAGTTCAGACAGAGATGATTGCTCATGAGAGAGAATGTGCAGTCAGAGCAGAAGCGACACAAAGGCAGCTTGACTCTTTGACAGGTCGAATACGAAGGCTTGAAGCAGTCATTATGGGTTCTACAGTTACGGTGGTAGTAGGTATGCTTACATTGCTTTGGAAAGTATTGCAGTTGCCAATCTAATGAAGTTTGCCAGTACATCCTTTATGTGGTCAGAACTAGCCTGTAAATGTGGTTGTGGTAATATATTTATACAGGACGCTGCAATAGATAAATTACAAAAGACAAGAGATATTATTAGAGTTCCATTAATTATAAACAGTGCAGCAAGATGTCCAATACATAATGCAAAAGTAGGTGGCGCACCAAAAAGTCAACATAGAGCTACTAAGGCTCGACCTTCTACCGCTTTTGATATTTCATTGCGTGGAGTAAATAAAGAAGAACTAATAGAAGCTGCAAAGTTTGCAGGGTTTAAAGGGTTTGGCATAAACTATAATTCCTTTTTACATGTAGACAATCGAAAGTTTGCAGCAGTCTGGTAGAAGGAGACATGTATGTTTGAAATTATTGCTTCGGTATTATCTGGTGGTGCTACAGGAATTATCGGTAGTGCTATTGGTACAGTCGGCAGGTTTCTTGAAAAGAAGCAAGAGCTAAAGCAGATGAAGCTGGAATTTGATCAAGAGCTACAACTTCAAGAGCTACAGATTACAGCCCGTAAAGATGAGCTTGAAAGTGAACAGCTAATAGTTCAGACACAGGCAGACTCAGACATTAAGACTGCTTCTTATGCACATGATGCTTCATACGGTCCTACTACACCTATTATTGCATCTATACTAAGATTTGTACGTCCTGTACTTACTTTTGGCCTGTTAGGTTTTTCAGGATATATTTTCTTTAGTGTTCAGGATGATCCTACAATTGTACGTGAATTATCAAATCAAATGATGTTTTTAACTACTACAGCAGTAGCATGGTGGTTTGGAGATAGGAGCTTACGCAAGTGAGAGAACTTACAAATAAACAACAAACATTTCTGAAGGTGCTCTTTGATGAGGCTGAAGGAGACTATACCAGAGCAAAGCAAATAGCTGGATATAGCGATGGCACAAGTCCTTCCGAAGTTCTGCGTTCCGTGAAGGACGAAGTACTTGAACTTACAAGAGAGTATCTTGCTATGAATGCTCCACGAGCAGCGAGAGCAATGATTAATGTTCTGGATCGTCCTTCAGAGCTAGGCAATCAGCATAGGCTCAATGCAGCAAAAGAACTGCTGGATCGTATTGGTATTCACAAAACAGACAAAGTTGAGTTGACTGCTCCTAGTGGCATTATGTTATTGCCACCAAAGGACACGGCTCATGGTGTATAAAAAAGGAGACTATGCTAAATACCATAAAAGCAAACGCATGAAAGTTGAACGTGCAGCTAGAAATAAAAATAGAAAAGTCTTCCAAATAGGAGGAAAAGTAAGAAAAGGTGATGGTAAACATATAGATCATAAGGACGGTAATCCAAGAAATAATAGTCGTGGAAATTTAAGAGTTGTATCAGCTCGTACAAATAGAAAAAAACAATAATGCACAATGTAGGCTATTTTAAAATGCCCGATCCCGTAGGGCTAAAGGATGACAACGAATGGTTGATGATTCCTAGAATTAGTCGAACCATTCCTTTTGGATATGAGGTACATGAGGACGATGAAGATATTCTTGTACCTATTATTGAGGAACTAGAGGCACTAGAATTAGCTAAAGAATATTTAAAAGAGTATTCGTATAGAGAAGTAGCGGGGTGGTTGAGTGACAGAACAGGACGAGAAATTTCCCACATTGGTCTTAGAAAGCGAATCCAAAAAGAAAAGCAACGGAAGAGTAAGGCAACAACATATAAAACATGGCTTAAAAACTATCAAAAAGCCCTCGAAAAACTTGAAGAAATTGAGAGCAAACGTATCGGAGCGAAAAAAGAAACAGGCAGCAGAGAAGCCGCCGAAGCCTGAAGTTGTTGTACGTGAAACTCCAGAAGAGATTGCGTTTGAAGAACAACATAATATTTTATTCAAACCAAATAAAGGGCCGCAAACAGATTTTCTAGCGGCATCAGAAAGAGAAGTACTATACGGTGGTGCAGCAGGAGGAGGTAAAAGCTATGCGATGTTGGCTGATCCTCTGCGCTACCTAGCACATCCACAATTTTCAGGTCTACTGTTACGTAGAACTACAGAAGAATTAAGGGAGTTAGTTTGGAAATCTCAAGAATTATATCCCAAGATTATTCCCGGCATCAAGTGGTCGGAACGAAAGATGCAGTGGACCTCCCCTGCAGGTGGAAGATTGTGGCTGTCATATCTGGATAGAGATGATGATGTACTCCGCTACCAAGGGTTGTCTTTTTGTTGGATAGGCTTTGACGAACTCACGCAATGGCCCACAGGATTTGCATGGGATTATCTTCGTTCTCGTCTGAGGTCTACTGCATCTGACTTACCTGTGTATATGAGAGCAACTACAAACCCCGGTGGTGCAGGACATGTTTGGGTAAAGAAATACTTTGTTGACCCTGCTCCTGCAGCAAATCCGTTCTGGGCCACAGATGAAAATGGAAAGACTTTAGTTTACCCTAGTGGACATACGAAAGAAGGCAATCCTCTTTTTCTAAGAAAGTTTATTCCTGCAAAGTTATTTGATAATCCGTACCTTGCTGAAAGTGGTGACTATGAGACAATGCTTTTGTCGTTGCCAGAAAATCAACGCAAAAGACTTTTAGAAGGCAATTGGGACGTAGCAGAAGGTGCAGCATTTCCAGAATTTGACAGAACGGTTCATGTTACTACACCGTTTGATATTCCCAAAAACTGGCCTAAGTTTAGAGCTTGTGATTATGGTTATGGTTCTTATAGTGCTGTACTTTGGTTTACCGTTGCACCGGATGGGCAATTGATTATTTACAGAGAATTATACGTATCTAAAATGTTAGCTAAAGATTTAGCAAATAAAGTCTTGCATTTAGAGGAAGAAGATGGTACAATTCTTTATGGAGTGTTAGATAGTTCCTGTTGGCACAAACGAGGTGACACAGGACCAAGTCTTGCAGAACAAATGATCATGGAAGGATGCAGGTGGCGTCCTAGTGATAGAAGTGCAGGAAGTAGAATTTCAGGAAAAAATGAAATACATAGAAGGCTTCAAGTTCAAGAAGATGTGGACGACAATGGCGTTCCCGGAATGGTTGTATTCCACAATTGTATCAATCTCGTTTCACAATTACCTTCTATTCCTCTTGATCCTAAAAATCCCGAAGATGTAAATACACGAGCAGAAGATCATTTATATGATGCACTACGTTATGGAGTAATGAGTAGGCCCAGACGAGGGATATTCGATTTTACAATTGAAAATATGTCAGATAGATATATACCATCTGACGCAACCTTTGGATATTAAAAAATATGTCAGATCAAAATTTTGAAGAAACAGAGACACTAGTTTTAGATGAAAAAACTAAAGACCTTGAGCTTTCAGAACTAATCACATTTATTGAAGGAAGATTTAATAGATCGAAAGATTGGCGGCGTTTTGATGAAGAGAGATGGCTGCAGTCTTACAGAAACTATAGAGGTTTATATGGTCCTGATGTTCAGTTTACAGAAGCGGAACGATCTCGTGTATTTATAAAGGTAACTAAGACTAAAGTATTAGCTGCATACGGACAGATAACAGATGTTCTTTTTGCAAGGCAGAAGTTTCCTTTAAGTATTGAGCCTACAGTATTGCCTGAAGGCGTAAGTGAGGCTGTTCATTTCGATCCTAAAACACCTCCTGAACAAACAGAACAACAGGAAGAACAAAGCCCCTATGGTTTTCCGGGTGATGGACAAGACCTTGAAGCAGGAGAAACTTTAGAAAGTTTACAAGAAAAGAAAATACAGCTTGGGCCTTTAGAAGAAAAACTTTCAGATATTGAAGGATTAGTTGAGGGAGAAGGTCTTACTCCTTCTGCTGCTACATTTCATCCAGCTATGGTAGCTGCAAAGAAGATGGAAAAACAGATTATGGATCAGCTAGAAGAGTCTGGTGCTAGTAAGCACCTTCGATCTTCTACGTTTGAATGTGCTTTATTTGGCACGGGTATTCTTAAAGGTCCATTTGCAGTAGATAAAGAATATGCAAATTGGGATGAAGAAGGAGTATACTCTCCTACAATTAAAACAGTACCGCAAGTTAAGCATGTATCTTGTTGGGACTTATATCCTGATCCTGATGCAAGTAACATGGACGATGCTAGTTATGTTATTGAACGACATAAGTTATCTCGTTCACAGTTACGACAATTAAAAGAGCGTCCTTATTTTCGTAAAGAAGCAATTGATCGTTGTGTTGAAATGGGAGAAGTCTACTCAAGTGAATACTGGGAAGATGATTTAAAAGATTACTATCTAAATGATCATCCAGAACGATATCAGATTCTTGAATATTGGGGGTTAATGGAAACTGATATTGCTAAAGACTATGGTATTGACCTTCCTAAAGAGTATAATGATGTAGATCAAATACAAGTTAATTGTTGGATATGTAACAATTTTATTCTTAGACTAGTTGTCAATCCATTTAAACCTGCACGTATTCCTTATTATGCTGTGCCATATGAACTTAATCCCTACAGTTTCTTTGGTATTGGTCTTGCAGAAAATATGGATGACACACAGACATTGATGAATGGCTTTATGAGAATGGCAGTGGACAATGCTGTTCTTAGTGGTAATCTTCTTATTGAAGTAGATGAAACAAATCTAGTTCCGGGTCAAGACTTGCAAGTCTATCCGGGCAAGGTCTTTAGGCGTCAAGGTGGAGCACCGGGACAAGCTATATTTGGAACAAAGTTTCCAAATGTAAGTAATGAGAATATGCAACTGTTTGACAAGGCCCGTCAGCTTTCTGATGAAGCTACGGGTCTTCCTAGTTTTGCACATGGACAAACAGGTGTAACAGGTACAGGACGAACTGCAGCAGGTATTTCTATGCTTATGGGCGCTGCTGCAGGTAGTGTAAAAACAGTGGTAAAGAACTTTGATGACTATCTTCTAAGGCCACTAGGAGAGGCTTTCTTTAGCTTTAATATGCAGTTTAATTTTGACTCTAGTATTAAGGGTGATCTTGAAATTAAAGCTAGAGGAACAGAAAGTCTCATGGCTAACGAAGTTCGTAGTCAAAGGCTGTTGCAATTCTTGCAGGTAGTAGCAAATCCTGCACTTGCTCCGTTTGCTAAATTTACTTCTATCATTCGTGAGATTGCAAATTCAATGGGTCTTGATCCAGATAAAGTTTGTAACACTCCTGAAGAGGCTTTACGTCAAGCTAAACTTTTACAGCAACAGCAGCCTGAACAACCTCCACAAGCACAAGCTCCGGGTGCTCAAGGGTTAAATCCAAATGATCAAACTGGTGGAGGTGGAGGTAATATTGGAGTAGGAGCAGCACCTGTACCAATGGAAGGACAATTTAGTGGAACAGAACAGCAACCTCAACCTACTCAGCAAGCTCAAGCCGCTGGTCAACAACAAGCGCCAATGGGACCACTTCAATAGTTATATTGATTGGGTTATTACTCAACAGCAAGCTAACCTAGAACAAAATATAGATATTGTAAATATACATAAAGCACAGGGTGCTATAGGTATTTTACGTAAACTAAAACAATTACGAGATGAGGTAAATTCAATTGGCTGACGCACAAGAAAATGCTCTACTGTCAGGATACAGAGAACAGTATCAACAAGACATAGAAAGAAGGCGAGAGAAAGAACAGCAAAATTCTGCTGACGCTTTAGAATGGAGAAAGGGAGAGTTAAACGAGGTAAGACAAGCTGCTTTTGATGCAGCTATAAAAGTAGGAGCTAGTCCTGCTAAAGCAAAAATAGCAGCAATGGCTCCAGATTTTATTCCCGGTGTAGGAGAGGGACTAGCAGCAAGAGATGTTGCTCAAAGCCTAGAAAGAAATGATTACATAGGTGCAGGTATATACGGTCTTGCAGGTGTAGCAGGAGCAATTCCGGGCGTGGGTGATGTAGCAGGGCAAACACTTAGGGCAGGAGCTAGAAAGTTACGTGATATACGTGATAGTGGCAAAAAAGGCATAGCAGCTAAATCAACAAAACCTTTCGATGAAAATACTGCTAGTTTAGAAGAAATTAGAGCAGAGTATAAAGTTAGCCAAAGACAAGAGGTTGATCCAGAATTAGCTAAAGGGGCAAAACAAATAGCAGAGGGGAAATCGGGGAAAGAAGAAGCTGTATTTGGACCAAATAAAAATGAAACATGGGATGAGTTAGTTCAAAGAAAATATCCTCCTACAATTATGGCAGAGGTTCCTAAACCAGCTTCTCCACGAAGAATTGAAGCTGTATTAGGTAAAAAAGCAGAAAAAGGTATTTTAGGAAATACTGTTGAATTAGTAAAATTAGTTGGTGAAAAAGTATCTGTTAGATTAGATATTCCTTCTTATAACAATTATAATACTTGGATTCCTACAATTCACAAATTTAGGTCTAGAGGAACACCGGGAAATGTACTGGCTTATGCACCAGCTATATCTATAAAAAATGTAGTATTTCATACTCCTGATTTAGAAAAGCCTGTAAAAAAAGCACTAGCAATTGCTCAAGGAGGGCAAAAAAACCCCTATGCTGGAATGGAAGGACTTGTAGTAAATAGGTCAGTAGATGATACCTATAATTTAGCGAAAAAACAACTTGCTGATCCAAAGTCGGAGTGGATTCAAATAGGAATGAATCCAAGAGGACATAGTTATTTTATTGATAATGCAACAGGTCAGCCTGTTTTATCAGCAGAGGAAGTTATACAAGTAGGAAAATTGGTTTTAGCTAGAGGCGCAAAAAAAGGAAAGTCTTCAGATTTTGAATTTGAACAAGGTGGAATAAATATAGACAATAATGATAGTAAATTTCAAAAAGGTGGAACAAATATGTCTGATGTAGATATGTATAAAGGGGATATGGAAGATCAAATGATGCTTTCTGGACTTGTCTCAGAACCGGATGACGTAGACCCCGTAAGTGGAAATGAAATACCATTAGGGGCTACTGCAGAAGGAGTTCGTGATGATGAGACTGTATCAATTAGTCCCGGTGAGTTTGTGATTCCTGATTATGCTGTACGATATCATGGTATAGATTTTTATATGGAGTCTTTACAAAAAGCTAAACAGGGACTTCAACAAATGGAACAAATGGGCATGGTTGGAAATCCCGACAATGCAACGATGCCTGAAGAAGCCCCCTTGCCTACTATGGACACAGAAGACCAGCCTAGTATGGCTACAGAAGATGAACCTCCAGAATTTCAAACAGGTGGTTTGACAACTGTAGCTTTGCCTCAAGTGCCTCAACAACAAGCTATTCTTCAAGCACCTATATTAACACAGCCTACAGTTGCTGGTCAAGCTACTCAACCAGTAACACAACCTGTTTCATCTACAATTACACAACCTCTTCGACCTATTAGCACTCAACCTGTTCCTGTAGCACCTACTTTTGGACAGTTACAGCCTCAAGCGCCTACTTATACAGCTTCACAAGGACCAACTGCTGGACTTCCCGGAGGTTATAGTATTGAAGAATTTGTAAATGATGCTGGAAATAGTATTTTTCTTACAACAATAGGAGGACAAGTTACAGGTGGTGTTCT